GGTTTTCTACAATCAAGAAGCTGATGAGCAAGTAGAAGCAGAGCAAGAAGTTGAGGTTGAGCAAGAAGATGAAACAAGCGCGCAATCATACGAAGAGCAAATCGAGGCGCTCAAGGCAGCGCTCAAGTCGAAAGACAAAGAAATTACGAAGCTCCAAAAAGGCAGCGAGGGCACTGTCCAAACTAAAAATGGGTTTGCAGTTGCCAGCATAGAACCAACCACAGCTTTTCATCAGACGCTTTGGGATAAAAAAGAAATTCTTAAGGCATCACGTATCAAAATGACGTTTGAAGAGGCAGGCAAAGAAGATTTAATTATCGTCAATTTTACGACGCTTTACTCTCCAAAAACGGGCACATGGGAAACTAGAGAGCGCCATATTGCTCATCTACCGATGAATGATCATAAGAAAGCGTTTAAGCGTTTATTCCAATGGTGCGACACACTGGATGAGGCAGTGGAATTAAGTAAATCTATTAAATAATTATATTTGAATTGAGGTGTTTTATGGCTTTAGAAACCTTAAAAGGTGTTACTAAATTAGGTAAATTCGACGTAGTAATAATGGACGAACTTAGGGAAAAATTTCCTGAAAAATTTAATGAATCTGGATCAATGGACTATAAATGGTTTGAGAAGGATATTCGTCCGAGTAATTTCGTCTATGTCAGGCATGATGTTAATTCGCTTTCATTTACTATCCAGAATGGCCCAGTAAAAGAGCATGGCGTTAACGGTTGTCAGGTTGACACAGTTATTGAGGCGGCAAAAGTGATCATTGAGGGATTGAATAAAAACTTTCCTTGTCGTGAAAATGCCATGGCAATTACTAAATTAGATGAATCTTTAATGTGGTTAAAAAAAAGAACAGCAGACAGAGAGGCGCGACAAGTAGAGGGTTTAAATAAGGCTTAAAATGTAATGTCAATCTTACTTAACTTTTATTCTTATGCCTGCATGTTCCTTAAAATTCAAACGAAGGACGGCAGGCTTTTAGATTTAGAGTTAAAACCATACCAGCGACGCATAATCGATATAATTTTAAAAGAACTTGAGTCAGGGCGACCAGTACGCATAATTATATTAAAAGGTCGCCAGATGGGCATTTCAACGGTTATAGCAGCGTTCTTTTTCTGGTGGATAAGCACGAAACATAACCAGCGATTAGTTCTTATTGCCGATATTGCCTCGCGTACTGATGAAGTATTCGGCATCTATAAAAGATTTCTTGATAATATTCCGTCTAAGTTTGTGCGTCCGATGGTGGACACAAATAACGACAGGGAGATTCATTATCAGAATCCTAAAAAGATTGACCGAATTAAAACGCCAGGACTAGATAGCAAGGCTAAAGCTGAAACCGCACAAGATCCAAACGCTGGGCGATCAGGTACGGCACAACTAGCACACAAAACAGAAGCGGCGTATTACCCTTACCCTGGCGATATAGACACAGGCCTAGGCGGTTCAATACCACTAGCAGCTAATACAATCATAGTAGAAGAAAGCACCGCAAACGGTATAGCAGGCAGCGGAGCGCATTTTGCAACACGATGGGAGCAAGCAGTGGCAGGATTAAACGGGTACATACCAATATTTGTGGCGTGGTTTGAAGCGGAAGAATATGAATACCCTACTGATAAAGGTTTCGCATTAACTGACGACGATATAAAATGCAGGAATTTGCAGCAGACACAACTAGCGTTTTTTCGCCATTAGAGAGATTTAATCAAGAGTTTCCTTATTGCCCAGAGGTAGCTTTTACGTCGTCTGGTTCGCCTGTCTTTGAAGTAGACAAACTTAAAAAACAAATTCATTTAATCCAAAAAACTCCGCCTAGGGTTATCGATATTAAGTCAATCGTAAAAGACACATTCTTAGAAGACTATTTGCGCGGCCTAAAGGTTTACGAGATGCCCATCAAGGGCAAGCGCTACGTTATTGGCGCAGACGTTTCAGAAGGCTTGGACGGTGGTGATGCATCTCATTTAAAAGTAATGAAGTAGCTGCTTGGCATGGGATGCTTGATCCTGACTTGCTAGGTGAATTAATGGTAGGGCTAGGCTTCTTGTATAACTCAGCGATGCTATGCCCTGAGATTAACAATATGGGACATACGACAATGGCAACGATTAAACGCATGAAATATCCTAATATTTATCAACGCGAGAGGCGCGATCAATACACTGACAAAATGACTATGGAGCTAGGGTGGCGCACGACTTCTGCAAATAAAAATGCCATGATTGCCAATTTAAAAGCTGCGCACCGTGATGGTATTGTCAAAATTAACGACATTGAAACACTTAGAGAAATGATGAAAATAGAGCGCGATAACAAAGGCTATATCGAGATTAATGGGCGCGATAGAACCGCTGCATTGTGTATTGCGCTTGAAGCATTTAAACAGTTACCTTTAATTCCTGTCAAAAAAGAGGTAATCAAAAAGGAATTATTCTCATTATCACCAGAAGAGCGCCGTAAGGCATACGCAAAGCGCAGCGAGATGGGTTACTATAATTAGGAGGGATAAATGGATTTCAAAACAGCATTTTTGTCAATGAATCCAAATGTTATGTGCTTTTTGTTGGTCATGTTAGTCATTGCGACTAACTTGTTTATGTATATCATGGAACAATTTAGCGATGATTTAACTAATAAAAGAATTTCAAAGTTAGAGGATCAAGTTAATCAAGTTTATTCTCTTTTAACCGCAGATGCGCCACAAATGGGAAAAGAAGAAACTGCGCCGATATGCAGACCACAATTCCAACCACCGATAGCGCCAGGAATAACAATACCGCCAGAAGATACCAACACAATATTAAAATGGTATGGCCTAACTGAGAAAGATTTAAGCGAAGTAAATAAAACCGATGACTCCAAGATGATTGACGGTGTACCAGTATTAGGGAAGGGTGTTTACAATCGGAAGCATGATCCTGTTGCGCAATTGAAAGGTGATGCTTATCAGGGTTATTACGATTAAACTTCATCAATGCCGCCGTTAGGCCCATTGTCGACTGGTATATCAGTTAATCTTTCACCGCGAACTAAGGCATCAAGTGCATTATCTGAAACTTCACACCCCGCCATGTTTTTAATCTCTTTCGCCTGCTCAATATCCATTTTAGGCATCGGGCGAACGAAGTCGGATTCTCTCATGGGCTTCTCGGCAATATCGACTTTATGCTCTTTGCATAATTGTTTAAAGTGATTCCAACCACCAACATGCTGCTTGAAATATGGGTGATAGCCTGACTTAAAGCCGTTTTTCTCGCGCCTAATGCCATGGTCTTTTAAGATTTTAAGCGGATCACGGGTTATCTCAACGCCATTAGCGTCAACGTAATCCATCGCTTCTTGCACTGTTAAATGTTTATTATGCCCGTCTGAAAAACCAAAATAGTAATATGTTGCCCTTGTCATATAGCTAGATAATATAATTTTGATGCTTGTTTTGTTCTGATTGACGGACTATCGGCAAGGTTGAACATGGGCAATAACGCAAGCGTACACTATTGCCATGATTGACGCAATACAAGCACATAACGAAATGAGTGACGACGACAAGGATTTACTCAAACGTATCGAATCAAAATACAAAGAGTCAGAAAAATATCGTTCTTCATTAGAGGCAAAGCTTGATGAATACGAGCGTTTTTACGACGGCGACCAATGGCCTAGCGGTTCGATAAGACCGGTCGATAATATTATATTCCAGACAGTGGAAGGCATCGTTCCTATCGTTACCGACTCAATGCCAGGTACAGACGTATTGTCTCGCCAACCAGACAAAGAGGATGCCGCTGCACAATTGCAAGCGCACCTTAATTATTGTTACGAGTACAATTCACTTCATTTAAAACTAGTTGATGGGGTTAGAAAATCATCTATCACAGGCAATGCATACCTTTACGCCAGCTATGATCCTTACGCCGATGACGGTCAGGGCATGGCAGTTATCAAAACAGTCTCATGGCGCTCGGTTTATCTCGATCAATTAGCTTCAAACATCGATGAGTGTAGTTATGTCGGGATTAAAATCCCAATGCGCATCGATGAAATGAAGAAAATGTTCCCGCTTAAAAAAGATGAAATTAAAGCGCAAAATATTAGCTTAGATGCTCAGGGTAAAGTTAATGGCGCATCTGAAACAAGCCACAGTAATAGCACCGCGCAAAATGAAGGCGACAAGTATTCTGTG